AACCAAACAAGCAAGCCTTGAAGATCTGTGTGTCATAGCCGAAGTAGGCGACGATATCCAGAATCTAGTTAAAGCTTTCCCGGAACAATTTCAGCTTCTAGTTGAGAAAGTTGTGGAAAAACATGAAAGAAAGCTCCAAACATTCCAGGGTTCAGCAGATCAGAACTCAGATGGTATTGCCAAGAAGCTTCTAAGAAATCTTTGTGATGTCACGGTTAAACACTCTACTACTTCCCTTTCCAAGATCTTTTTCTATCAAGGAAGGAAAGCATGGATAAACACTCATGCTCTGGAACTTTTGGGACAATCTGACTGGAGCATCACCAGGTACTTCAGTGGTGGCGGATCTTCAAACTACATCATTCGGTATGAGGACTTGAAGATCGTCAAACATCCAAAACTCGACATCTCACTTGTCCAGTTTCCTAAGGCGCTTTCACCTTTCACCGATGTCCTCAGCTTGATTGCTATGGATTCCGACTTGAACTTTCAATACCTTCCAGCTGGGAGGATTGTCACAAGAAGAGAGGGAGAACCTCACGTCATGAACAGTCCTCACCCAGAATTACACGATCGCATGGTTGATTTGCCAGATGGAACAACAGCTCCATTTCGCACCACTATTGGTTACGATCACATGCATACCATCGCAGGAGATTGTGGTTCCCCATTTATGGCAGTTGATCCAACTCGAGCCCGTAAGGTGTTCGGTTTTCACATGATGGGGAATTCTTCAGGTTCTGGCACGGCAGTCGTCGTGACTCAAGAAGTTCTGGCCGATTTGGAACATGCTTCCTCTTTCGAACCAGAAGTCATTATTACCGATCAACGGTTCCAGATGGAAGTAGACCCTCATCCTTACATCGAGGAGCCTTTGGCAAAGATTCCATCTCCCTTCGAACCCACCCAAACCAAGCACCGTCGCTCGGCGATCCACTCCATGGTGTCCCAACCAATCACACGTCCTTCTATACTTCGCTGTACGGGAGACTTCGACCCAATGGAGAGGGGAGTTCGAGGATTTCAAAAACATCGACCCATCATCAAGGAGCGTTTCCAAACTGAGGCCATGGCTGTTCTAACACGTTATTGCGCCGGAAAGCCCCTGATTGCGCGGACTCTTACTTTGGAGGAAGCTATTTCAGGAAAGGATATACCCGGTTTAGAACCAGTGGACAGATCAACCTCAGCGGGACTACCCCTCTGCATGACCCCGGGAGCATCGGGAAAGAAACTTTGGATCTCGGAGGACTACGAACCCTCCAACGACCTGGTCAGAATGGTAAATGATCTTGAACAACAGTTCAGGTCTGGCGAGATCAGTGATGTTCCAATTTTTAAGGACTCACTAAAAGATGAGCGAGTCGCAACTGCAAAGGCCGATATCAATCATCCGGACAAGGTGAAAACTCGAATGTTCTCTGCATCTCCTTTGGTGTTCATGCTCTTACTCCGCAAGTACTATGGCGCTTTCTTTGGCCATCTCATCGTGAACCAAGTTAAGAACACCTGCACATCTGGTGTCAATCCTATGAGCGGTGACTGGCAACGAATGGCCGACTGGTTGCACGAAGTTTCAACAAAAGTGGACGACGGTGATTATTCATCTTTCGATTCCACCCAACCAGCAGGCTTCCTACTGCCTGTCTATCGTTCAATCCGCAATTGGTACTTACTGAATGGAGGTACCGGTGAAGATGATTTGATTAGAGAACGTCTTGCCGAATTCTGCGTGCACGCATTCCACAGTGCACGAGGGGTTGTCTATCGATCAGAGGGAAGTCTTCCCTCGGGAATGATGGGTACAACTGCTATTAATAGCGGTGTCAATTTAGTCGCATTTTACTATGCTTGGACAAGAATCTACCCACTCACGACCGCAGGAGAATTTCTCGCGAACGTTAGAACCCTAACTCATGGAGACGATGTCATCTTTTCTGTCAGTGATGCATATCCCGAATTCACTTCCAAGAATATAGGCTTAGCCCTATCTGAAATCGGTATGATCTTCACACCCGCAGCTAAGGATGGCGTCGAAACTCACGCTCGACCGATCGAAGAGGTCAACTTCCTGAAGAGGGGCTTTAAGAAAATGCACGGCATTTACAGAGCTCCTCTTGCCACCTCTTCAAGTTTGGAGATGTGCAATTGGGTTACCAAGTCGCCAGATCTGATCTCAGCAACTGTAGACAATGTCACCACAGCAATGAGAGAACTCGCGATTTCCGAACCTGACACATCCCTACAACAACAACTCCAGGCAGCAGTACTTACTGAAACGGGGCGTCTAGTACCCATCATCACTGCCGATGAAATGTGTAGATCATTCTACACATCCTTCTAGACAAAAACTTTCTCTTCGTGATCTTCCTCTTCTTAGTTTCTTCACTTTTCTAATTAAGGACTGCTGTAGAGAATTAAAATCAAAACAATAGTGACTGGCATTTTTCATGGTTGTATATTGCCAGGTTAGACAACCGCTTATCAACAATTACTTTCACAACTAAAAATGAACTACCTAGATCTCCAATCTGTTTCGGCAGGTGGAGCTTCCTCTTTACCAACCGCTGGTGAAGTCAACTCTGCAGTTGAAGAACCAGTCGGTCTCACTTCCTATGTAGATGCAGAGGACGTCCGAGGTGATATATCCGTAGTGTCCATGACAACCGATAACTCTTTGTTACTCGGTGATGATCAATCTGCAATTAAGATTGACGAGGTCTTATGTAGACCGGCATTTATGAACAATATCACTTGGGACTCTTCCTCAGCACAAAACTCTGTTCTAGCTTCCTACTCCCTTCCTTCTGACTTACCAGCTTATTCGGCAATTAAGAAATGCAAGATGCAATACAATACATTTATGCAGTGTGATGTTGTCTTTAGAATAGAAGCGGCTCCAATACAATTCCAATCCGGACGTTTATATGTCTGTTTCGATCCTTACAGGAACGAAAGAGGAGCCCGCTCAACCATTCTCCAACCACAATCCTACACTGCTTTGCACGGCATTACTTATGACCCGGCCAAGCCAAATCCAGTTGAATTCCGAGTACCTTACGCATCTATTCTATCTAGCTACGACCTGCCCCTCGGCCAATACGGCTGTGGAACTTTGCTGGTCATAGTTCTTTCTCCTCTGAATTCTGCAGCTTCTACTTCTTCTGTAACTCTTTCAGTCCAAGCTTGGTTTGAGAACGTTAAGTTAACAGTCCCAACACAGGCACAAGCACTTAATGCACCAGTTACGACCCGGAATGTGCATTCTCTTGAGTACACACACGGTGAACCTCAACTTTTCCAATCTAATGAAGAAGCTCTAGCCCAGAGACATCGCTTTTCGCGAGCAGCGGATCGAGTTTCCTCGATAGCTTCTTTCTTAGGTACTTTTCCTCTTCTCTCTGTAGTCGCTTCCCCTGTAGCTTCTTTCGCTAAAGGGGTTTCTAAGGTGGCCGCAGCTTTTGGATTTTCTAAACCTGCAGACATCTCATGTCCAACCAAGATAGTCTCCCACAATCGAGCTGCTTGGGCGAACGGAGATGGCTCCCTTCCTGTTGTTTCCCTTTCTCAATC